CCCCCTGAGAGACTCGAACTCTCACTAAAACATCGTTCTAAGCGATGCGCGTCTGCCTATTCCGCCAAGGGGGTATTTAAAACTTCTTTTTCGTAAAATTTAACCCATTTACGAATTGCATTATCACTAACATTATATTTTCTACCAATCGCACTATATCCAAATTCATTAATCTCGTCAATTAACTTTTGGTGGGGTGGTCTTTCAACTTTTCTCGGTCTTTCTTTTTTTATTTTAACTTTTTTGACTTTGTCTTTTTTATGTAATTTTTTTGTATTAGAGTAATTGTGAGTCTGCATATGACAATTAGAACATAATATCTGTAAATTTTCTAACCGGTTGTTGAATCTGTTTTCGTCAATATGATGTAGTTCTAATGGTATTGGTTTATCCATCCAACTATCTAATCCACAAATCTCACATTTTTTTTCTTTAACACCCTGTCTAATTAACTTTATTCTTAATTTAGACGCGATTATATTCTTACCATTCTCAGTATATTCAGTATAATGAGTCATTTGTTCGTAATGTGGAATACCTTTACGATTCCGATTCCCTACATAGACGATATCATACTTTTTCAAATAACGATTAAGAGTGTCTTGTTTAATACTAAGTAAACGACACATATTTGTTTTTGGTTCGTTATTTTCAATCATTTCTAAAATTTTAGAAAGATTTTCTTTAAATTTTTTTTCAGTCTTATTCATAATACTCATTTATTATAAATATCACGAAAATTAAAAAAGGAAGACACAGAGTGAAAAAAAACTTTGTGTCGTCCTTTTTTTTGAGGAAAGAGAGGGATTTGAACCCCCGGACCTTTTACAGTCTTCGGTTTTCAAGACCGATGCAATAAACCAAACTCTGCCATCTTTCCAAGTTCCCCACCTGAGATTCCAGTGAGTAGATTTTAACGGGTTTCTCTCTGTTTCGAGAACCATATCCCCTTCTGCCTTTCGCTCAGTAGGTCTTTTTCATTAGTGTCTTACCACATAAAAACTTGTCAATCCTTTACGTCGGAGCTGCGGATATGCCTCACTTTAACCCGAATCGATTCCCCATTAAGGTCGGGGGCTTTTTACTACCACTACTTTTTTACAGAATGTAGCCAATCTTACTGAGTATCTCTTACTCATTGCAATCAGGACAGGATTCGAACCTGTAATACCGGTTTGGGTCAACCTTAACGTTTCAGCGACTACCTCTCCGAGTGTTACCATTACACCACCTGACTATTTGTTTTTCCACGGATTGTCTTTATCAGTATCATAACCCCCAACCAATCCAATCGTAATATATACTACAAATATAAACGCAATTCCATAAATTAATATCTCTTTCATAACTTTTATTTCAATAACCTAGACCAAATCTTAATTACCATATCTCTTTGTGGTGATGGTTTTAGTTTCGACCACCTATCTATCCAATTCTTTATTTGTTCCTGTGTCATTCTTATTTAATTTTGTAGTCAGGACAGGAATTGAACCTGCACGTGGACCTTGTGTGTATCTCAACTATATTGCGGTTTGTCCCACTCCGTTTAACTATTCAGTGCGTTTACCATTCCGCCACCTGACTATTGTTCATCTTTTCCGTGTATAGTTATTTTAATTCCGAAGAATGTAAAAAATACTATAACAAAAATAAATCCTATAATTATTAATTTCATAACTTTTTAATTTTTTGAAGTCAGGACAGGATTTGAACCTGTGAATCACTCTCTTTCAAAGAGAGTTGTGTTTCCCTATCTCACTACCTGACTATATTAAAACACCCTTATCTATCCAACTTACAGGTGTTATGGCTGTCCTCATTGCTGAGTTAGGAATAAACTGTCTTGCTCCCCTTCGTGATGGGTTTTACCGACCTTAGTAGTCAACTAGAAGGTAATATATATACAAACCTTCAACTCTCCCCTATGGTTATCATACCATTTCTCATCGTATGGGACATACTATCTGATGATTAGTCAGAACGTGTAGTCAGAACAGGATTCGAACCTGCAATCTTCCTTGTTAGGAGCTCTGCCAATTGAGTTACCTGACTATATTACTATCAGCTCTTCGGCATTCTACTCCCCGCAACACGGAATTGTATCTTACTTAGCCCATCGTCAGCGGTATGGGTACCGAAGTTCACTAATAGTTTGAGGATGAGAAGTCCTCTGTGTTGTTGATGAAAGAACGTTATCCGTTCACACACTCCTTCACTCCTTTCTCAAGGGAACAACACGTTTGTAGTCAGGGCCGGACTCGAACCGGATAAGTAACCTTACTTCTAATGGAATCTCCAAGTGTCGAGAACCACTAGCTCTATGGATTTGGGACCGTCCCTCATTACACCCACCTGACCCAAGATATGACGAACCCATCTGTCATTTACGCCTCTTGTAGCCTACTTATCTAGATTCATACCGTTACTACTGGGGCATCGTCTTGTTTTTCAAAGATACAACAACTTTCTTATTCTACCAAATCTTTTTCCACATCTTCGTACCATTCTTCAACCGCAAACATTAATTGAATAAACTCGCCTCCATTAGCGTCCGAATCATATCTTACGTGGAATCCACCTGTTGATGTGTTTGTTTTTTCTTGGAACGCCATCTTCAATAAACGTCTAGCTTGTTGTCTTAATTCAGGAAGAGTTGGGATGCCTTCTTCAGCATCCTGCCACTCCCATTCCAATAGTTCCATTACTTTTAGGACTTTTTCAAAATTGAAGTAATCCATTATACCGTCAATCGCGTCTTGTTGTTTCTGTGTCATATTATTTATCTTTATCGTCATTATCCAAATTCATTAAATCAATAAGAATCTCCTTTTGTTTCTCTTTCTTCACCATCTCAATCATCTTCTTGATAACCTCAATGTTTCCTTCTCTCTTATCTTTGAAGAAATCAAAATACATCGGTGGAAACTTCCAACTCTTAATCGTATAATCAAATCCCAAAATCTCATTTGGTGTGGTGTCAGTTTTAATATCCACAAAATATGAATAATTCTCTTCAAACCATCTAAATGCCTGTGAGAAGATTGGTGCCGCAATATTTTCAGATACTCCGTTGGTGTATACTCTACTTGTCCGCAACTCCCTGTTGTCCAAATGACTGAAACATCCATAACAACGCTCGTTAAATCCAAGATTCTTGAGTTCTAAACCAATTTCGTATGTTACAAATTCTTTTTCCATAGGACAAAGATAAAGCAAGTTTATTAATAAAACAAAAAAAAGTTATCCCGTCTGGACTCGAACCAGAAATACAACAGTCAAAGTGTTGTGTGATGCCATTTCACTACAGGACAATATGGAGCGTAGTGGGGCTGCAGTCCCCTGAGGCACCTACGCAAGTTATTCCTCTTTAGCGGCTCCAACGGGATTCGAACCCGTACCACACGGCGTGACAAGCCGGCATTGTAGCCATTCAACCATGGAGCCAAAAAGAGAGGGTAGTCGGTCTCGAACCGACCCTATTTCACATTGGAAGTGTGATGCCATACCTACTAGGCGATACCCTCATTTTAACATTGTTCTCCCTAATTTCCATTCGGGGTACAAATGTATGTCATTTTTTTTGATTTTAATATTCTTCTCACCATTAGTTAACCAACAAGTACCAAATTGTGAATTCTTTTCACCTTTTTGGTTTATTGAATTTTTCATTCCTATAATTTCTTTACTCTCTTCAGTATGTGTTCTCCCATAAAAACCCCAAGGACCTTCGTTCTCATATTTATCTTTAAGAGTTTTAGATATCTTATCATAATATTTCTTCTTATCTTCTTCACTTAAACCATTATGGAATTTTTTAGATATCTCACTTTTAAAGTTTTTACCATATTTTTGTAGTAATATCTCATCCGTCTTTCTTCTACCCTTTTTAACCCCATCAGGACTTATAAATCCACCTGACCCTCCAAAGGCAATATTAAGACACTTTTCGTCATTTAGTAATTCTTGATTAACAATCTCTTTTTCTTTTTCCTTTAAAATTTCTCTGTTTGGGTAAAAATCAATTATTTCCATTTTGAAGTTTTCTTTACCATATTTCTTCAAACTTCTTTTAATTCTGTAACCACTACCCATATAACCATCATTTAGGTCATTTGTCGAGTGCATTCCAACATAAAATTCGTCATTTAATAAATTTACAATTTTATAAATGTAATGGGTTTTGTAAGGTTTTCTCGGCATAATCTTGTTTTATTATAAATATCACAAGTAGGAACAAAATCAAGCAAGAGCGGTGAAATGGAATCGAACCATCGTTTCTGAATTGGCAATCCAGTGTAATAAACCTCTATACGACCACCGCAGTTTGGGTGGAATCAGAGGCCTTCTGTCCACCGAGACCTCGTCGTTGACTTTCGTCAGAGCGTACCGAGACACATTTTAAAAACCCCATCTTCGTCGGATTAACGGACCGACTGCCATATCGGAGGTGGGGGTTGTCCTGTTAATTCAGGACCTCGTGGGGTGAGTGGGAATCGAACCACACATCTTCGGTTTTTCAGACCGACGCGAACTGACCGCCTGCGCTATCACCCCATTATAGTCGGGATAACTGGACTCGAACCAGCGACCCCTTGGTCCCAAACCAAGTACTCTAAGCCAACTGAGCTACATCCCGAATTAAGTTCTCACGGTTGGAATCGAACCAACGACCTTTTGTGTATCAGACAAATGCTCTAAGCCAACTGAGCTACGTGAGAATGTTAGCACAACAGCAGGGATTTGAACCCCGAACAACGGTTTTGGAGACCGGTATGATACCATTTCACCACTGATGTGTTTAAGTGACCCCGGTGGGACTCGAACCCACAACGGCTATACAGCTTCCCTACTGATTAAAAGTCAGTTGCGCTACCAATTGCGCCACGAGGTCATTAAATTGCGGTGATGGGGAATTTCGAAATCCCGACCCTCTGATTAACAATCAGAAGCTCTCCCTCTGAGCTACATCACCATTTTCCCAATATGTCAAAGAACCAAAAAAAAACCCTGAACTTTTTGTAGTCCAGGGTCTCTTTATATATTTGATGATACGATTACATCTTATTAAGAACCCTGAACTTACGGCAATCCTGCCCCTTAATCGTAAACCATGATTGGTCCACGTTTGTCGGGAGATTACTTACGTTATGTGTTGAGTTCTGTTTCATTGTTTTCTTATTAAATATCAATTGTTTTACAAAAGTACTGCTATTTTTGAGTTATGTCAAGTTTTTTTTCATTTTAGTTTCAAATTTTAAATAAAATTATTACTATTTACATAATATGAACACTAGTGAATTACAACTAAAAAGATTAATGGACACTGTTGTTAAAATGTTATCTGTAATTAATGCAGATGGTATAACATTGCGTTTAACAGGTGAATATAAAAAATCATTTCATTACAAAAAAGCACCTGTCTATACAATAGAAAACCCTAAAAACTTATCATACACCCATGAAGCTCTCTCAGGTTACATTGATGAAGAAATACATTCGTTAAGAAAATTTTTTCCTGAGGTTAACATCGCTCCACAATTTTTATATTATTTAGATTGCGATGGTTTATATATCCCACAAAAAAGTTTAAATGAAATTAGTAGTTGTCTTGTGGGAAAACCATTTAAATTAGATACTCAATATGAACGTAAAAAAATAACGATTGAAGGTCGTTTTTCTAAAGACTTTTATATTCAAGTTGATGCCGAAATGATTGTCATAGACGTTAATTTATTAGTTAAATCTATGGAAATAACATTAGATGGTGAAGTTTACGATGAATTTGATGAAGATGAAATACTTGATATACTTCACGATATGTTTGACCAAGATATTGATGAACTAATTTGGGGATGTCTAACTGATGATATAAGAAACAACAAATCTTTTGTTGATTTTAACTGGATGGGTTGGCATGTGAATACTAACTATATGTTACCTTACTCCTGAATAATAAGTGTTTCTAAATCCACAACAACACCAGTCCTATAGGTAATTTCTTCTGTGAAAATTTCATCAATAATTTCCTTCACTTCTCTTTCAATTTCAAATCCAATAGATTGGTCGTTAAGAGCTTGTTTTAAATCACGAACTCCGTCACCTGTCATTATTAAATCCACCTCACTACCCGGTAAAATATAAACGTCTACTTTAATATATTCTCCATCTTCTTGGTCTATTATTTCAGCTTTGAAATCAAATCTGTATCCACCTGAAAAGTTATATCGGTCTGTTTTGAAGGTTTTCTGTAATAGTTCTTCAGTCAATTTAACCGATTGTTCCCTACCCAAGAAATCCCTTAACGATTCAATCAGGATATTAAAATCTCTTTCCCACACATCAACTTCAAAAAAATCCATAATCATATTATCAATATGTGGTTGTTCACCTCTACTAACTTGTTTCTCAAACAATTTCTTAGCCAACCTTTCAAAGTTTGGTCTATCCAACTCTTCCTTCAAAAATTTATTTTGTTCCTCAGATATTAGGTATTTCATATTACATAAATATTACCCTTCCAAAAAGGACAATACCTTTTCTTTAACTCCAAGTTGTTTGATACCCTCATTGTTCAAAGATGTTAAGACAAAGTTATCAAGTCCCCATTCGTGTTCATATTCCATTGAGTAACGTAGTCCAGTCTTTCCCATCTCCAAATCATCAATTGCCACCCAATGTGTTACCTCAGGATGGTTTGATAACCAATCTTGGATTTCCAAACTTCTTGTTCCTTCTAAATCCCAATTACGATGCCAAGTAACTCTTGACCCATCAAGTAAAGTATCTGTAAAGTCAATTGGTCGTTTGATGATACCCTGTTTTTCGTAGTAATCACCCATTTCTTTAACATTAGCCCAACGTTTCCAATCAGAAGATACAACGATTTCAGCACCTGTCTGTTCCAAGATTTCATTTAATACCTTGATTGCCTTCTTGTCAAAGTTGTCAAAACGAGAATCAACAGGTAAAGTCATCACATCTTGACTTAATTTTCTTTTAGCCTTTGTTTGTTTTTTAAATCGTGACCCCCAGTTACCTGATAAACAGATAACTCCATCGTGGTCTAAAAATATTACTTTCATTTTTTCTTTGAGTATTTTTCCCTGTTGGAAAGTTTCCTGTCAGGGTCGTATTTGTATTTGATGTCAACAGAAATCGGGCCGTTCTTGAACTTATCCAAATCATAAGTCCAAACAGCAATGGTCTCGTCCGTTTCGTAGGTTCTTGTAAATTTAGTTTTGTCGCTCATAAGGGAGCTAAGATACAAAATTATTCCTTATCTTCCAAATTAATTAATGGAACAAAATCTTTTGACGGGGCAAATTCAAAGTTATCTACAACAACAGGCATATCAATACTAAAGAATTTAAGAAAATTCTGAATATCGTCCCCAATTTGAATTGAAAACTCAAACCATTTTTTATTAACAATGTCTCTTCCAAAACACTTTTCTTTATTACCAAAAGCACATAAATAATAATTAACCATCCCTTCACCATTAACCAATTTAACCGAAACAAAAAGATGGTCATTCATCTCACCAATACTTCTTAACAGAGCAACTTTATCAATATGAAACTGATAGTAAGCCTTTACAGGTTTTTCACTGAAACTAACACGATGGTCGTAAACAAAAGTTTTACCATCAATGAATTTATTTATCCCGTTAAGTTGTTTATTCATCGTCTCACACCAGGTTTAGTATTATCTCTCTGTGGTTCATTAGTTCTATGATAATGAGTTACATTTGGTTTAGGAGTGTTAATAGTCGGTGAAGGGTTGTTGTGTTGTGGTGGTGTTTGTTGTTGATAGTTATACGTTGGGTAATAATTGTTGTTTCTATTATAGTAGTTATAATCAGGATAGTTGTTGTAATATGTTACAGGTAATACAGTTCTGTTACCGTAATAATCCTCACTTGATACTGGTCTTGCTTTAGGTTCGTGATGTGTTACCCAAAACTCTTCAGTCCTGTTCCAATACATCTCATCATCCTCAGGTCTTGTTCTGTCATCAGTTAGATTTTCAAAACTAGTACAAGATGTGAATAGTAAGATAAAAAATAATATGTTAAGATTTTTCAATTCCATAAACACGACCTAAATTTCTTTTTAATTTTTTACCAGCTTTGTTAATTCTTGGTTCATACATTTTAAACAAATCGTAGATACTATTTGTTTTCTCTATGTCCTTTGGCACTGGTTTATTATTTTGTTTAGCAATTTGTCTATACTGTTTCATATAGAACTTATGTAAATTACTTAAATGATAAACAAGAGTATCCTCACCACTTCTTTGTTTGATAACATCTACCAACCCATCAAAGAACTGGTCAGCGTTAAACTTTTCCATTTTATCTGCAGCAATCCAATAAGGTGATTTTGTAAACTCTTCAGGTGTCATCTTAAATGATTTTGAATAAGCCTCTTGTGACATTGCGTTTAATTCATATGGTTCAGAATAATAAACCAAATCTAAAAAATCACTATAATATTTGAAAATCTTTTTAGGGACATTTGGGTTAATTCCACCAGCAAATGTTTTAGTTAAATCAATCTCACCCTTACCCGTTGACTCCCATCTTTTATAGAACTCATATAGATGTAACATTTCATGAGTAATACTATCTCTTAAATCATCAATCAAATCATCAATATCTTTAGGTTCAAATGTTGGGGTAATTAAAACTTCAACCTCCATTTTACCTATGATAGTTTTATTAATTTCTTTCAGTATTTTTTCAGGTATTTCAAGTGAGGGAAGTTTCATGTAAGATTCACCATTAGATTCTTTCTTAATCTGATACATCGCCCCACCTGTTTTAAACTTAGCATTACTATTAGGTTTTTTCACATAACCAAATTTAATTTCAATATCCATTCCTTCAACAGGAAACTCAATAAATGAATCAGGTTCTGACTTAACAACTTGTTTCATTGTGTTGTAGTCTAAATTAATTGTCTCCAAATCATTTTTTTTATTGAATGTCATGTCTTCAACAATTGGTGTAACCTCATTAAGGACAATATTAATAAAAGGAATTGTCGCACGACTAACACCCAAATCTTCATTTAACATTTGTTTGTATTGTTCTTCGGTAATTACTACTTTCATTATAACAATGTATTAACTAAATTTTTAAATTCTTCTTTATTTTGTTGAATCCAATTTAAAATATCAGGTCTAATCTTTTCACCATAAGGACCAAAAATTTTAGCAACTTCTATATCTCTTTGGGTAACATTCATATATTCTTCATATTCTTCTGGTTTTACTTTTGCTTTAATAATGTCGAAAGAATTTCCATCATTAATAAAAACATCAGAAGACGCTCTTAACTCATTGGAACTTAATTTTCTTGGTTTTCTTATGTTATTAGCGTCTGAAAATAATTCAACAGCGTTTTCTTTTGTTAAATAATATGTTTTTAATCTATCTACAGAATCAAATGTAATACATGTAATATCAACAAGTATCTTTCTTAAAATTTCTCTCTTATATTCAGTTAAACTATCGTCATTTATCAAAAATAAATTGGTCCCTGTTATCCCATAATTTGATAGGGTATTTTTAATATCTTTAACCGCATCTGTTCCCAAACTATTTAAAGCATTTGTAAAACCTCCTATTGACGGACTTTCTTGACTATCATTTAAAAATTTCTGTTCAACTTGTCCTTGTCTAATTTCGTAATCCCATACCCCACTTTTACTTTCATTAAGAACCCCTCCAAATAAACCAGCCATTAATCCTTCAATCGCATGTCCTCTAATCTCTTTATACTTAACGACACGATTAATATAATCTTTAAACCTCATTCGGTTAACCACATCAAAAGTATTTAAATCAACATTTTCCCCCCATTCAAAATTCAAATTGCGACTTTTTAAAATTTCTTGAATAACAAATACTGCCTCCTGTTTAACAATAGGAATAGGATTGTATAGGTAAAATTTATTTTTACCTTCTTCAGTTATAAGTTTTTTATTTTTCATCACTTACCAATAACAATATCATTGTAGTTTAAGGTTTCCATACCTTTCATATTGTCAACCACTTCGTCATACATATATGCTTTAACTACTGAGGTAATTGATTGTTCCGCTTGAGCAATTTTAGATTCCATCCAGTCATCCAACTGTTCATCATCTTCCATAATCTCCCACATTTGTAATGCTAAAGTACCAATGGTAAATAACTGTTGTTTTGCCATATAGTTACCATCTTTATCTTCTGTAATTGATTTAACATCTTCAGACAAAGTGTTTTTCAATTTTTTCAATTGTTCTTTAGTTATAATAATTTTAGACATAGTAATAGTTTTATATATAAATACAAATAAAAAGAAAAAAGGGAACACTAATGTTCCCTTTTGAGCCCAACCCGGAAGTTGGTCCACCACTTTGTTTAACAAAGATTATTTAACCTCACCTACTTTAGCCAATACTTGTTCAGAAAATGTCACAAACTCCATTTCAGTCGTGATTAAAGATTCAACTAAAATCTTGTTAGGAATATGTACTAATGTATCAGTCACGTTGAAGTATCTGAACGCGACTCCGTTATCAATAGCATCATTCACAAGTTTTAAAAATAACTTTGTCTGAATTGCGTCAACAAAAGACATTGTTAATACTTTACCGAATTTTTCGTGTTGGATGTTTAATGTTACTTTCATAACACAAATATAGTCAGACTATTCCTCATTTCCAAACTTTTTGAAATAAAAATCAATCGTTCTATCTAACCCTTCATCAAAATTAACTTTAGGTTCCCACCCAATTTGTTCTTTTACCTTGGTTGAGTCAATAGAGTATCTAAAATCATGTCCTTTTCTATCTTCAACAAATGTAATTAAGTCCTGTGAGTTTTGTTCCCATTGTTTAATATTGTCAATCTTATCACAAATCAACCTAACCAGTCTTAAATTGTTTAGTTCATTACGTCCACCGATACAATAGGTTTCACCCACCTTACCTTTGTGGAATATCATATCAATTGCATCCACATGGTCCTGAACATATAACCAATCCCTCACATTCTGTCCGTTACCATAAACTGGTATTGGTTTGCCATTAAGGATACTTTTAATGATTGTAGGAATTAATTTTTCTTGGTGTTGGTTTGGCCCAAAGTTATTTGAACAGTTTGATATCACAACAGGTAATCCGTAAGTGTGATAATACGCTCTAACAAAATGGTCGGATGATGCCTTTGATGCTGAGTAAGGACTTCTTGGGTCGTAAGCAGTTTTCTCATCAAAAGAACCCACCGCTCCTAAATGTCCGAAAACCTCATCAGTTGATATGTGATAGAATAATTTAATACCATACTTAATTGAAGCATCCAACAAATTCAACGTTCCAATAATATTTGTTTGAACAAACTCCATCGGATTTAATATTGAGTTATCAACATGTGATTCAGCTGCGAAGTGTATTACCGAGTCAAACTTGTAATTTTCAAATAACTCAAATAATCTTTCTCGTTCAGTAATACTGAATTTGATTATTCTAGAACTTCTAACATCTTCAATGTTATCTTCATCCGCTGCGTATGTCTCACTATCAAGGATGACTAAATTATAGTCAGGATATTTCTTTTTAAAGGTATTATAAAAATTAGAACCAATAAAACCTAATCCACCAGTTATTAATATATTCATTTCTCTATTTCTATTTTAAATTCAGTCTTGTTTTTACTGAAGTTTTCTTTAATTATGGAATTCCAACTCAATTCTGTTATAAATTTTTTGAACTCTTCGTCTTTAATTTTCTTAATATAAGAAAGTAATTCTTGTTCAGTACAATTAGGGTTTACATCCATATATTGTTTGATTATTGGAAACTTTTCTAAATCAATTTCCTCAAACTCTCTAACTCCCTCATAGTAGTGTTTCTCAACTACACCTAATTTAATTTTCATATCCCAATATAAAAATTATAATCCCCATGTTTTATGTTTTTTTGTTTAAATAATGATAGAATAATTGAATTATATAATCAACACATTAATCAAAAACCCCCTGTTTAGAGGGGGCTTAGATTATTTAAGTAAGTTGTAATACTCATTAAAGTGTTTTATTCTGTCATTAAGACCCAAAATTCCACCATTTACTCTCTTTGTAACTGCCGTGACTGTTGCTTCATCATCCCCCTTATCACAGATTGACCAAAGTTTATTTGAATCAAAGAAGAAAGCTGCCGATGCCAAAGGATATTTGGTAGCAACCAAGTCAGGATTGGATACAGTATCTTCACCAATGAACTTAGCGAAGTTTGTATAGTTTTGTTTTCCTGTCAATTGGATATATCCTCTTCCTCGGAATTTAAAACCTTCACCAGTTGATTCATCACCATTACCCATTCTACTTCCGTAAACACGTGAAGCAATCTTTTCAGGTTGTTTAGCGTATGATTCATTTAGATTACCAGGGAAATACTTACCAAAGATTTTCTTAAGTCCGTCAGCAGAATAGTTAAGGTTCTCAGAAACAGATTTAAACCCACCTGACTCGTGACCACACTGAGCCAAGAAATGAGCTAATCTTAATGGGTTAGTAATATTGAATTTTTTAGCAGTGTCAGGGATTTGAGCAATTACTGCGTCAGGAACATGTCCTTTTAGATTTTGTAATTTGAATTCAGAACTTGTTGGTATAACAACATCTTCTTTAACTACTTGAACTGGTTGAGTTGTTGGAAACATTTTAGACCAAGTACCATCACCAACGATACCGTCAGCAGTTAGTCCGTTAGCCGATTGCCATTCTTTAACTAATTTTTCTGTACCAGGACCGAAACTTCCGTCTGCAGTGGTACCTAATTTTGATTGGAGTTTTTTAACGTCTTCTCCTTTTGACCCAATTTTTAGTAACATAATTTATAATTTACTATAAATATGTTTGAAGTCAGGAAATTAAACGGTTACAATCCAAGTTAGAAGTGAAGCAAATATGAAAAAGAATAAAATTCCTATCCACAGAACACCAGAATTAAAATTTTTTTGTTCTTTATTTTTATAATAAATTTTTTTAACTTCCTCACCCAACTCGTAACTGTTAGGGTATTTGTTAACCAATTCTTTAAGTTTTTCTTGTGTCATGATTACTTTTTAGTATAAATATAAAAGTGTTCACCAATATCCACAGTATATCTTTCCATAAACTTACCCTGACAAGCCTCCTTAAGTTTTGGTGTTAACGCAAAATGTTCATCTTCATCCAAAGTAGGTTGAAGTCTAATCTCATACTCCATCTTATATGGTAGTTCCTTTTGTGTTACCACCGCCCATGATGGTAATACCTCTTTAAGATTTTCTAATATTGTCATAGTTCATAAGTATCTGTAAATAAAAAAACCTGTCAATTGACAGGTCAAATTAGAAAAGCCTGAGATTATAGCTTATGTTAAGAAACTTTTGAAGGATTATTGTTTCCCTTCGTATCCACCACCTTTTGGGTAGTATTTCTTAGTGACGGTATTTTAGGTGTACCACTCCTTAAGGTTTGAATTACTCTATCAATACTTAACTCTTTCCGAGGTTGCCACCCCAGTTCGTCCTTGCGGGACTAAAGGTTTTTCTTAACAATACACATTGACTTGGGGTCTCTGTATGCAATGAACGGCTCATTACTATGTAGTCACCTTTCACTCAAACCTGATGGACACTTTTCCTTTGTTATTTTGTAATAATTTTAGGTTTGTGTTGTAGATGTGTCAGAGTAGTGGTCCAACGTAAGCTCCGTCTCCTTTTGAGAAACGAAATACTAAACTACTCCGTGAAGTGTCCCCACCTCCATATTCCAAGATTACTTCATAAAGAGACCTTGGTAGGTCTTCCTTAGGGATAGTAGCGGCACCACTCGTTCTCTATCTTACCTTTCGGTTTTAAGTCCTCTATCATATTGGGACCCGCAATTATGTAACTGGATGGTCACATTTCTTACAGAGTTCCTATGGGTTATTCTTATCGTTCTTCCGAACTCAACCTGACAATCTACTTTGCCATGTCACCCTACCATTTTCCCTACGAAGTTATCCTCGGTACTAAAGGTTTGGTGATATCCCACTTGTGTACTTGAGTTCAATCACCCTTACGGGGTTTCAAACCGCAGTTTCCTCAACACGAGGGAAACCACTTTATCCTACTTTCGTAGTTTATTTAAGGACCATACACGGCCCATTATCATTTATCAGATTAAATGTCTCATAATCAACCCGAAGGTTTCATAATCAACTACTGAATGGATAATCTTTTTGTTTCAAAGAACGTTTCGGACATTTCCGATTTGTTTTACAAATTTACGACTTTTTTTTCTTTCTGTCAAGTAGTTTGTAAACTTTTTTTTTGATTTAACTACCGAGTATCTTTCATTCCCTATGAGTGTTAAATCTTTTACAAACTTACGGCAAATATTCCGTAGTGTCAAATAAATATATCAAAAAAATCAAAAGTTTAATACATCAGTTAAAACTTCCTTAATACCTGATGACATAGTAAGCCCTTTAATTTGGTCTAAAGTCATATACTCACATTCTGTGTGTTCAAAACCATCCACAGCACCATCTAAATCAGGAATGATTTCAGTATCGGTTTTAAAAATAAAAACATGTAAAATACTTTTTATGTTTCCCAACTTATTATAACGATTAATCCTAACTAAAGGTTTAATAACGCCATCAACTGAAACACCCATCTCCTCATAGAACTCTCTGTAAGCAGCCTCTTTAGGGTCTTCACCCTCATCTATCCCACCCATAGGTATCGCCCACTTTGCCGGTTCATTAACATCTGAAGCCCTCTTACAAACCAGACATTTATCATTTACTTTCACAATAATTCCCGCACTTTCTTTCATAGAAATATTTATTAATAAGTATGTTATTAAAAATAAAAAAAAATAGTTTCAATGTCAAAGTATTAATTGAAAGTTCTGAGACCAGTCAAGGTATGATGAACAAGACTTTTGACGATTTTGACGGTATGTTGTTCATCATGGGTGATGGTTCACATAGTTTTTGGATGATGAATTGTATCATTCCTTTAGACATTATCTTTATTGATAAGAATTTTAAAATTAATAAGATACACCACTACTGTGAACCATGTGAGGTTCAACCTTGTGAAAGGTTTGTCGGTAAAGGAATGTATGTATTAGAACTTGAAGGTGGTACCTGTGAAGATTTAGATATCAGAGAAGGACAAGTTTGTGAGTTCTTTAAATAAATTACTTACTTTCCTCAATCTTTTGTTGTAAAACATTCACAAATTTATTCTGTAACATCTTTAAAAACTTGATGTAAGGTGAGTCATCTTTTTCAGAATCGTATTTAGGTTTACCCTGAGGTGGTCTTTTACTTCTTCCGATGTAATTCAAACCTGAAATATTTGTAATACACTTGTGTCCACCTGAATTTGCTTGGATAACTTCCCATACAGGAACTGAAACACCATCTAACACACTCCATTCTTCTTCAGTCAGTTCAGTTGATTTCTTTTCCATTAAAGATTTAATATCCATAAGTGTCTCAACACCATCTTTCTTATCCAAGTATTTGTCTCCGTATATTGCTGCGAAATCCTTAAAGGTAAATCCAACTGACTCTTCTTTTGCAGCAGTTTCAGATACCCATTTAATCGTTGAAAGTGGTATTTGTTTTTCTTTAAGTTGTCCTTCCCAATGTGATAATACCTCTTGAGCAATCTCACCCAAGTTAACACCTTTAAGTTCTCTTTCTTTTTTAAATGGATTACATGATGCCTGTAATAAACCAAGTGGCCAAGCAATAACAAGGAAGTCAGCCTCAGGGTTGTTTCTAAATGGCGTATATCTGTCATAAGACCCAGGTCTCATCATACTTCCACCACCATACTGAACGATGATATTATCTTTAACCTGAACATTTTGATTTCCTTTCATCGTCTGAACATAATCTTCTTTGTTCTTTTCTAATGAAGATATGTCAGCATATCTATTTGTCTTCATTAGTTCTTTAATCTTATTAAAGATTGAAAGGATTGAAGGTTTACAATTTAATACCAACGTCTCTAAAAACCCTGGTTTGTTTTTAAACGCCAACAATAACTTGTTAGTAACCAAACCTAATAACATTCTATTTTCTTTAGCACTCTTTTCTTTTGACGTACCATACACATAATTCATCACCATTTCAGGTGTAATGTTTTTGGAAGCGTAATCAGCACTATCTACCATAGATATTGTCGCTACGTCTTCCGGTGTAAAAATCTCTGATGCCGGAACAATCTGTGATAGAGTTTCAACATTAGAACGAGCTCCTCTGAACTGAGTTGATTTAGTTTCGTCAGCTCCGGCTTGTCTATCGTGGTGGTCTGTATGAACTACGAACATTGGTTTTCCGTGAGCAAAATCAACAAGAACTGGCATTATCTCACCTTCAGCATCCGCTTTCTTAACTGCAAATTCCTTATCTCCGTATTGTATTATCTCAACATCAACAACTTTGATTCCGTTGTCTTCCAAATACTTCTTCATCGCCAATGCTGTCGCAACACCATCTAAATCCTGGTGAAAGTATATCTTTGCTTTTTTGTATCTATCAGAAAGTTCTCTTATGTTTCTAATACCACCTTCGGAAATTATCTTTTTCATTAATAATAAATATTGTAACAAAAAAAAAGTTCATCATTATGATGAACCTTTTAAAGTAAAAAAGTAATATACCTCTATTTTAAAGTTAACAAGTATTTCAATCTGTTAACTTGTGCTAATATTTCGTCTCTAATGTTTAATAAATCGGAATCCATCTTTGGGTCGTAGTCTTCAGACAATCCAACCAAGTATTCACATACTGAATTAATAAACTCAGTTAAATCAAGTTCTTCAATATCACTACCCAATAAAGTGTAACCACCTGTAAAAGTTGGTCTTCCGTGTTTACCCATACAAACTTCAACAAACTTATCAATTGAATCATCAAGTGAGTCATATATTTTACCATAGGCTTTATGTCTAGCAAATGATTTTGTTTGCCAATGTAATACTCTAAACTGAGTTTGTGTCTCTAATAAAAATTTAATAATCTCTGAATTTTTCATCATAATATTTTATTATAAATATACAAATAAATAAAAAAACGGAGTTTACTGAACTCCGTTTTCAAATTGTAACTTCTGTTGGTTCTTTTGGTCAACAAAACTTTGTATTCTTCGTTTAGCAATTTCACAATAGTTCTCACTCAATTCAATACCAATCCATCTTCTATCATGAACAACCGCCGCCACACAACTGGTCCCTGAGCCATTGAAGGGGTCTAATACCACATCATTTCTGTATGACAATATCTTGATTGCCTTTTCGGGAATATCCATGGAGAACGTCGCCTTTGTTAGTGTACGGGTGTCAGCAAAATACTTCCATTGTCCAAACACCAATTCCATAAACTCTTTCTTATCTTGTTCAGAATAAGCAACTTTATTCTTCCCTTCTTCAGTTAGATAAGGTACTCCTTTCCATTGGGGTTCACCTTTTACTTTCTTAATATGAACTTTCTTGTACGCCAAGATAACACATTCTTTTGGGTTATAAATATATGGCGAAGACGGACTCATCCAAGAACCCCACGCAGTTGTTTTACTTCTATGTGGTGAGTCCTCTTCAAGGTCAACAACACCAAAGAACTTAAAACCAACTTGTTTCATTATCTGATAAAACTCAGAAACAAAAAAAACTCTACCACCTCTATCTTGTACATTAACCTCATAGGGAATATTAATTGCTACCCTACCATCGTCTTTTAATAGTCTAAACGCTTCAATTAACCAATGTTTAGTCCAAATCCAGTAATCTTCCATATTTGTATTATCAATATGTGTATCATATGGGATATTACAGTTGTAAGGTGGGGATGTTACAATTAAATCCACCCATCCTTCGGGCATATCTTTCATCACCTCAATACAATCTCCGGTAATAACTTTATTAATATAATTTTCAATCATTCTGTAATTTTTCTATCTTTTTTTCAATATACCATATAGCCTTCTTCAGGTCCTGAACCACGTTTTCTTTCTTACCAGCACGTGATAAGTATTTAACAGCATTACCCAAATAAAAATCTTTATCTAAACCCCAAGCATCAATGACTTTTATCGCTTCGTAAACATTTGACGCACCCCCATAATGGTCGGGATGATTAACCATTTCTTTTTGTTCTGACATAATATTCTTTTCCATATTTACTTTCTTCAAGAATACCCTCACTTACAAGTTTTTCGATTCGTTTTCTTGTTTCGTCAATTCCAACTCGTAGGATATAATCACAAATGTAATTAATATGAACTGGTTTTTCAAGTTTTCTTAACAGAACTTCATTGGGGTCTATATTGTTTCTCATATTCTTTAAATTTAATTTCAATTTCTTTAGATGAAAATAATATAGCATCAGCTTTAAGATAATACTTAATATTTTCGGGGTTCATTTCTATTTCATGTATTTGTAAATCACCTACAATCTTTTTGTTGAATCCCATATTACAAAAGTATTAATTTTTTTTTAGATTAACAATTGTTTTTTTCTGTACTATGTAACTTAATACCTTTCTTTTAAAGATTGGTAGGAGTGTATTCTCAAATGGTAGGTCGTTGGATGACATTAATTCAAAGATAGGTAAACTGATATCTTGACTTAAATCATTTAATATAGTTTTAATAACCTTTTTACTTTCACCATCAAATAATAATTGAGCAACAAATTTACTGTCGTGTTTAACCGTATCAATACCACCAGTTGTATACTTCCAAATCTTTTTGTTGTTCCCCTTAAGTGTAAAGAAGTATCCTGTTTCTAAACTTTGATATTTATTCTCGTTGGTATGTTTGATTGAAACTGAGTCGTATGTTAATGTCCAAAGAGCTTTGATAACATTAAAATATTCAAAAAACTTCGGTCCGGCATATTTTAGAACCTTATTTAGTTCCTCTAACTCATCGTCACCTAACTTTGGGATTGGTGTAAATTTAAGTTCATTGATTAGTATTTCATCATCAATTACTTCAAATTTTTTGTTAACCATGATGTATTTGAACTCTGAAGATATCGTTTGTAGATTTGCTAAGTGTAACGACATTTCACTGAATAACGGATACAACTCAAACTTTTCAATCTTATCGTCACAGAAATTTAAGAAGTCCATCAACATATAATACTTATGTTCGTAGTCAACTGGTTCTGTTAACAACCAATCTGTTGATAACTTAAAATGATTGTCTTTTTTTGATTTTCTTCTTTTTGGTTTTGTTTCCATTTTACCCTTGTGTTTGTAAAATGTAATATGTTTCATCATTAAATTCAATAGTATCGTAATCACCATCGTAAGAGTTCAGTGTGTGACCAATACCGTCAGTTTGAATTAACCCTTCTTTAAATCCTTTTATATCTATAAAGTTTTCAATATTCAAACCATATTCTTCAATTACGTTCGCAGGGTCATCAACCAAATCATTAATTAAATCTTCAACCTTTTCCTCAATTAAATTTTCAGGGACAGTTTTATCACTATCTCTTAACTCATCAAGTTCTTCATTTAATTCATCCTCTTTTTCTTGGTCTATTTCAGAATCTTCCAAAAATAATTCAATTTCATCAATTCTTTTTTGAACTGCCGGGTCGGAATATTCAAAATCTTCCTCGTCAAAATAATCTTCAAGGTTTTCTCTGACATTATGTTCTTCATCGTCTCTGAAAGTTTCCTTAAGTTCTTCAATATCAATATAATCTTCAACAAAACTTGAATTAAAACCTTTTATTCCGATATCATCAATCAATTCATCAATTTTTTCATATGCCGACATGTGGGTGTCGTAATTATCACCAACCGCCCATCTTTCTTTTGATTCTTCTAATTCGTCAGTTAACACATAAAAAGTTCTCATACTATAATATTTGTAATCATAAACCAAATTATATAAGTCAATTCTTTTTTCAAGTTCTTCAATTTCTTCTTCAACAGCCTCTAAATCCATCAAATTTTCATTATCTTCTGTTTCTTTCTCAATTTCCTCCATCCTTTCCTTCGCAGTATAGAGTTCCTGTAACCTTGCATCATGATTAGGCTCTTTAGCCTCATAATCACCAGAAGATGAAGTTAAAAATTCAAATAAAACATTTGCTAAAATTGCAATATCATTATTTGCAGTTTCTAAATTCCATTCATCATCTTGTCGTAAAACGTTTTGTTTTTCAAATTCAATCTGTCTTTGTTTTTTGATTTGAATTTGTTCATATGGTGTACCATATGTTGAAATATATTTGGTTTCAATCCCCTCAATAGAGTTAATTTTGGTGTATGTTAGGTCTAAACTACCATTAACTGTGATATTTGTGATGTTATTAGCATCCGTACCTCTCAAACTTAAATCACCATCAATAACAATTCGTTTACCTCTGAATTGTTTCATATTTTGAACCAATCTACCGTTATAATTAGTAAACTTTAATAAATCAATATATTGTTCAGGTGTTATAACAACACTCTCTTGACCTTCTTCCTCAACCAACATTTGAACAACCTTTTGTATTTGTGATATATCTATATTAACTCTCATGATAAAAATTATATTAATAAATATTAAAATAACTATATTATTTACTATTAAATCACATGTGGTAAATATTTATAATAAAATACCAACAATATGGGATGTG